TCCACGACCAGCCGCGCGGCTTGAAGCGCACCGAGCCGTAGCGCTCCATGTCGCTGGCGTAGGCCTCGGGCGTGATCTGCGGAATGGCGCGCGCCAGCACGGCCTGGCGCAGCCACACGCGGTGCAGCGGCTCCCGGAACGAGCGGATCCACCACTGCTGCAGCGCCTTCCAGTTGTCGCGGTCGTCCAGCAGGGCCAGGCGGCTGCTGCTGTAGTTGCTCTGGCTGTAGTCCCGGCTGAGTGATTCGTAGCTCAGTTCGCTGCCGGCCGCGAACTCGCGCACCATGTGGCGCAGGAAGGCGTCCAGGTTCGCGTTGGGCCGGTTGGGCGCGTGGAACTGGAACTGCTCGCCCTCGGCCATCTGCGTGATCGTCAACGGCTCGATGTCCATGACCGGCTTGGACTCGGCGTCGGTGTCGTTGGCCACACCGGTGGCGTCGGGCGCCGGACCCTCGGGCGTGGTGATCGTGCCGAAGTAGTACGCGCTGGCGCGCACGGCCTGCAGCTCGGCCGACGTCAGCTCGTTCATGTCGTCCAGCTTGCGCACGACGGCGTGCATCCAGGGCTCGCCGCGGGTCTGGGGCCAGCGCGTGACGATGCGCAGGTGGAACACGTCGCTGGCGGGCACGCGCTCGTAACGCTCGGTGCCGCTGATGCGGCCGCGCACGTCGCCAGGGTGGCGCTCGCGGATCCACACGAACTGCGGGCGGCCGAACACGTCCACCTCGATGCCCATGCGCACTTCACCGGTGGCGCTGGCGGCGCCAGGCTCGACCAGGTTGTCGGGCACGCGCTCAGCCTCGACGAGCTCCAGCGCCAGCGGCACGCGGCTCTGCCCGAAGGCGCGGTAGTGCATGCGGACGAAGCACTCGCCGGCCTCGAACACCTGGCCCATGGCGGCGCGCTCGAGGTCGTGGAAGTGCAGCACGCCGCCGGTGTGGCAGCTGTCGGCGGCCATCCACTCCAGCCATGCCCGCTCGATGGCGTCGTTGACGTTGCCGCGCAGATCGCCGCGCGTCGCGCGCACGTTGGCCTGCAGGCCGACGCCGGAGCCGATGACGTTGTTGACCACCACGGTGCGCGCGCGGCGCGCATAGGCAGCGTCGCGCACCATCTGCCGCGAGCCGTTGCGCAGGCGCGCCAGGCTGGTGGCCAGTTCGGCGTCGGCGCTGGTGGTGGTGCCGCCGAAGCCGCTGCTGTTGCGCGAAGGCCGCGCGGCCGCGTAGGCGCGCCGCTGCGGAGCCGCCGCCGGCGCGGGCGCGGGCTTGCCGGCGATGAGGCGGCCGATGCGCTGGCGCAGGGTCTCAGGCACGGCCGAGCCTCAGGAACACGCGGCGGCCGTTGTCCAGGCCCTTCGACGCAGCCTCGGCACGCGCCTCACGCGCGACCTGCTGCTCCCAGTAGCGCACGATCGGCAGGATGTCGGCCGTGCTGTTGAAGGTCATGGACCGACCGGCGATGGTGTAGCTGCGCTGCGTGGGCGTCCACGCCGCCAGGGCTGCACGCGCGGCCTCGAGCGCCACCTGCGCCTGGCTGCGCAGGTCAGACGTGGCAGCGCTGCGCGGGTCGGCCTGCAGCGTGATGGAGCCGCTGGAGACGCTGTACTTCTCGGAGGCCTTCTCCACCCAGCTGTGCCACGAGTAGGCGCCGGCCGTCCAGGCGGCGGTCGTGGTCGCACCCACCTGCACGCGGTGCTGCTCGCCGTCGGCGGTGCTGGTCAGCGTGATGGGCGCCGGGCCGGCGGCACGCGGCACCAGCACGAACTTCAGCACCCAGCCGTCGGCGGCGGAGTAGCCTGCCACGGTGGTGGGGAAGTTCAGCGTGTCGCCGAGAACGAGCCGCGCCTGCATGGGCGGAATTGTTCCCGGCCGTCGCGGAACAGGTCAGGGGTGAAGCGTTCCGGGCGCGCTACTCGCGCGGGCGGCCGACTCGTCCGCGCGCGACGGCTTCGCCGGCAGCGCCCACGCGCTGGCCGCGGACAGCATCGCCGGCGGCGCCCACGCGCTGGCCGCGGACAGCATCGCCGGCGGCGCCCACGCGCGCGCGGCTGTCGGCAGTGAACACGAGCGCGGCGGGGTCGTCGATGTAGGCGCCCAAGAGCACAGCGCCGGAACGCGCCGCACGCACCGCCGCCGCCAGTGACGCACTGGCCACGCCCGAGGTCGCGATGGCAGCGCCCATGGCCGAGGTGGCACTGCCATGAACCGCCACGGCCACCTGCAGCGCCGCAGTGGCAGCTCGCGCCTCCTGCACGGCCACCTGCAGCGACGTCACCGCCGACGTGCCGGCCTGGACGAAGGCACTGAGGCTGGCGGTGGCCGTCGCGGAGGCCTGAACGGCGGCACCCAGGGCGGTGGTGGCGACCTGCGACGCGGCGATGGCCGCCTCGAGCTGCAGCGACGCGGTGAAGCCGGCCTGCACCTGGGCCGACAAGCTGGCGGTGGCGGCCAGCGCCACCTGCACAGCGGCGCCGGCGGCCGCGGTTGCGGTGCGCGCCTCGAGCACTGCAGCACCAGCCGCAGCCGACGCGGCGCGAGCCTCCTGCACCGCCGCACTGGCGCTGCCTGAGACGGTGCGCGACTCCTGCAGCGCAGCCTGCAGCGATGACGCCACGCTCTGCGCGAACTGCACGGCGGCGGCCAGGCTGGCAGTGGCGGTTCGCGCCGCTGGTAGCGCATCGGACGTGATGATGACCCGCGGGGCCACATAGAACTGGCCCACCGACAGCGGGCCGGAGCCGGGCCTGTTGCGGCTGCTCCAGACGGACTGCTCTGGCTCCTGCGGCGGCGGCGGCGGTGGCACACCGGTGTCCACGGTGACCCGCGGCGCTTGGGGCGGGTAGGTGTTCAACGGCACGCCGGCCGCGGTCAGGCGGAACTCGTAGACCTCCGCGTTGGGCAGGTCGTAGGCCAGCGTGACGCTGAACTCGAACTCCGAGTTGCCGTCTGCGCCGATGTCGACCGGCGGGACTGGGTTGGTGTCGTCGCTGATACGGCCGGCCGTGAACGTGCCGGTCAGGCCGGTGAGCCGCTGCGTGGTCGCAGTGGCCGCGCCTGCGGAGATGTGCGTGGACGGCGCCAGGCGGACGGCCTGATAGTCACGCAGCAGCGCGCTGTCGTCCTCCTGCAGCAGCAGGAAGTCGTCCTCTTGGAGGATGCGCTCGGTCACGCCCTAGCCTGTCAGGACCAGGAACCGATGACCGGGTTGACGTTCACGTCGCCGACTCGCATGCAGCGGAAGAAGCTGCCGGCCGAGACGACGGCCGCCGCAGCGGTCAGCAGCGCGACCGACGGCACTATCGTGCCGCTCGTCGTGACTTCGAACGAGCCGCGCATATTCATCATCATGGCTGCCGCTGTGCCGGCGGTCACGGCAGCGGCCGGCGAGTTGGAGGCGGTCGACCACGACCCCGTCTGAGTTGCGGCCGTGTTGTTCAGGCCGTCGATGCCGACGGTGTGGTAGAGCACCGGACCTAGAACCGCGCTTCCTCCACCGAGCAGCTGAAACTGCGCGTTGCCCGACGTTGCCGACATGCTGGTCATGGCGATGACCGCATCGAACAGATACCAGCCCGTCGCGAGCGTCAGCCGTCCGTTCGTGGACCCGTTGAACAGGCGTTGCGCAGCAGTCGTGCTCGTAAGCGTGAACGCCGTGTCCAGAAGCATGAGGGCGGTGTGCTGCAGCTCGCGGACCGTGGCGCGGCGCGTCGTGCTGCTCTGCACCAGCGGCAGTATCTCGGTGCCGTCAGGCGTCGATGCCGCAGTGAGTGCGCTGATCTTTGCATCGGGCATGTCTACTCCGCTTTCGTCCAGTTGCTGTCGCCGACCTTGCGCCACTCGAGCTGGTAGGCAGCCGCTGCCGGATCGCCGGTTGCCTGCACGCCCAGCCGCACGCGGAACGGTGTGTCCGGTGCCACGCTGACATCGGCACCCTGGGCCGCCAACCAGGTGTGCGCGCTTTCGCTGCCGTCATCGGCACCGAAGCGCGAGCCCTGCTGGGCGCGCGTGCTGGTAACGCCGTCATTCAGCGGGACAACGAAGATGCCCCACCCATCCACCGCGCCGCTCATCGTCCACTGCGGGGAGATGCTCGTGCCGGTGGCCTCGGCGTCCATGACCGCGCCGCCCGAGTAGCCATCGGGGGACGAAGCCGTGTCCTGCCGCTCGTTGACGTTTGTGCCGCCCGTGGGGCTGTTGAACGTCCGAGCCGTGGTGAGCGCGTGCTGATAAGCACCGAACGTCACCACCATGTCGCCCGAGACAATGCCAGTGTTGGCCGTTGCCGTAGGCGTCGTGTTCGTCCCGGTCGCGGTTACCGGCGTCTCGTTCGGCGTCGCCGTGTCGATGTTCGTACCGACCCAGACGATCACCGTGCGCTCGGTCTGGTTCCCGCTCCAGCTTGCTCGCACCGGAGCAGTGCCAGCCGTGGGCGTGATGATCCGCCACAGGCTCGCCCGGCCAAAGCTGGTGATGGTCAGCGTCGTGCCAAGCTGCGTAAATGCCTGGTTCGCCCCGCTGGGATCCCAAGTGACGCCGGTCGGCGCTAGCGGCGTGGCGTCTGAGTTGACGACAAGCGCGTAGACAATCGCGTCCGACGCCACAACGACATTGCCGGTGCTCTGTGTCGATGCGCCTGCATCGGATACGCCGATTGAAGCGCTTGTGCTGAAGGTCGCCATGTCAGACCCTCACCAGCCCAACGAGATCCCGCCGCGCCTTCAGTTCGTCCCGCAGCTTCTGCGCTTGTTCGCGCACGCGCTTTTCGATCGCCCGCACCTCGGCCTTGGCAAGAGCCGGCGACATCAGGCCGAACGGCGAGCGCCGCACGCGGATCACGTCACCAGCTCCCGCGTGGCCTTGTTCGTGTTGTACCAAGCGGCCGACTTGCCAGTCACGCTGTCTGTCAGGTCGTCCACGCTGTCAAACGTGGGCTTGAACCACCAACGGCTCGAGGTTCCAGCGCTCGTGACGATCGAGGCCATGTTGCCCGCCTCCGACACGATGTCAGCTTCGCTCAGGTTGGTGTTGAACATCTTGAACGGCCCGAGAGTGCCGCTTAGACGTTCAGCGTCCACCGACCACGGCGCATCGCCGAAGACAATGCCGGGCGCCGCGCCCTGCGGGAAAGTCAACGCATAGTTGGTTGTAGTGGTGAAGGTAATCTTTGCGGTCGTCCCTGCGCCCGCAAGGTCGTAGTAGAAGGTCGTTTCCAGTTCGTCCGTGTTCACCAAGCGAACCACCGCCGCCTGCGTAAACCACTGATCGAGCGTCACCACAGGGCCTAGGACGTCTTGCCCGTCTAGACTGATTTCCCACTTGGGGGGCGTGCCGTTTGGCGCAGGATCGGGGTATGGGTGGAACCCGTAGTAGCCGGTGTTTACGAACCCCGTCAGCGTGGTGTCCGCCCAGAAGAAAAGCGTGAAGTAGCGGCCTGCGCCGCTGATGTTCTGCTGTCGGTACTTCACCCGCCACACGTAGGTGGCCGGGTAGGCGCTCGGCGCGTTCGTCCCAGTGAAGCGGAACGCCACCATGGTGCCGGCCGGGCTGTCGCCATTGCTTGGGAACCTGAGCCCGTACACCGGCCCGCCCGACGCCGGCGCCCACAGCCTGGAGAACGCCGCGCGCGACAGGGGCACGGGCTTACCCGCCGATGTAGATGTCCACGCTGCCGCAGTGGACCTGGATGCTGTTGGAGGCGCTGGCCACCGACCACGTCCCGAACAGGCCGATCAGCTGCGAGGCCGAGAAGTCGAAGCCGGAACCGACCGCTGGCGCCGCGTTGTACGGCAGCATGTGCTCACCGGCGCCGCCGGCCGATGGCGCTGGCGATCCGATGACTGCATGGCTCTTGAAGCAGCACAGCTTCGGGAACAGCGTGGTACTGGTGCCGGTGCCAGTGGCGCGGCAGACCAGCTCGCCGCGCAGATGCCAGTGCACGTTGGTCTGCGCGGTCGTGTTCAGCGTCATGGCTCCGCTGCTGAACACGTCGATCGAGCCCAGACGCAGCGCCAGTGTCAGCGTGCCGGGCGTCGTCACCACCGTGCTGATGCGGCCGGAGAAATCGAAGCACAGCACCGCGCCCGGACGAAGCTGGCCAGCTCCGACGAAGGCCTCGGAGCCGGAGCTCGGCAGCAGGCTGGTCGCCGTCGTCGAGTTGGTGAGAGCGGCGCCGTCCTCGCGAAGTTCGAGGATGCGCTGCCGGAATCCGTAGCTCGCCATTGCTCAGGCCCCCTTGACCAGCTTGATGAGTTCGACGGCTTGGTCGAAGTCCATTGCGCCCATCTTCGGATACACCTTGGAGAACTCCGCCATGAGCCCCAGGATGGCCTCACGAGTGAGCCTGTCCGACTCCAGCTTCGCAACTTGCGCGTGCAGCCCGGCCAGCGTCAGCCATTGGCCGCGCTCGACATCGGTGCCGCTCGCTGGAAACGCCGGCAGCGGCGGCAGCGCGGGAACGACGACTTCCATGGGATCTCCTACGGGTTGAGGTCTTCTCGCGTGACCACGACGTGCACACCGTCGAAGTACACGCGCACGCCGTCGAGCTCGGCCACGATCCACTCGATGGCCTGGGCCTGGTCGGAGCCCGCGCCCTTGACGGCGCGCCGGCGGAACAGGCGGGCGGTGTCGCTGGCGGACTGCAGCGTCAGCGTGGCGACGCCGTTGCTGGCCACGCGGGCAGCACCCGCTTCGCCCGCTGCGATCTCGAACGGCGCCACGTGCATGCGCGCCTCAGATCTCGTCCCACGCGATGGTGAGCGTCTCGGTCGGCGTGAGGCCGCCGCTGGCGGTGCTCTGCACCTCGAACATCATCACGAGGTGGTCACCCTTCTCGCCGGTGCTGGTGAACGGGCCGGCGCCCAGCGTGAGCGCGCTGCCGCTCGTGTAGGTGAAGAAGTTGGTGTAGCCGGAGGTGGAGGTCGCCTCGATGGGCGTGGCGTAGCTGGCCACCGCCCTGGCCCACAGCAGCGCGCCGGTGCCGAGGCCGTTGGCGCCGTCGCTGTAGGCGCGGATGTTGGTGATCTGCGTGTAGGTGCCGCCGGACACGTTGAACCGGAGCCACTTCTCGAAGGAGAAGTCGCTGCCGGCGCCCGGCTTCACCATCGGGTTCAGCAGGTCGACGGTGGCGTTGTCGGCGTTCTTGAACCGGATGGTGCCGGAGGTCTTGTCGGTCGTGGTGCCACCGGCACCGTTTTTCTCGACGATCTGGACAGTGGCCGGCATACGGGAGCCTCACGAATCTGCAGCGTGCAAGAGATTGTGCGAGGCTGCCCCGGAACGGGTCAGGGGTGAACAGTTCCGCGCGCTCCCGTCACGAAGCGGCCGCGCAGCGCGCGCACGTAGCGGTCGCTGACGCCCTCGCGCCTGGCGATGACCGACGCTGGCTCGCCCTGTTCTAGTGCGGCGCGGATGCGCCGCTCGCGCTCAACCTTGGCATCAACGCAACCCTCGGGCACATAGAGGTTCAGCGTTTGCCCGGCAAACAGCGGCGACAGCAGCCGCCGTGCTTCGGCAAGCGCGGTGCGCTGCTCTCTAGTTAGTTCGGTGCGGCGGTTGCAGATCATCGGAGCTTTCCTCGGATTCGGCGGTTGGCGCGGATGGCGGAAGGGGGGCGGGCAATGGGCAACGGCGGCGCCGGCGCGGCTGCTTGTGCCGGCTGGTCGGCAGCAGCGGCGGTGTCGGCGGCGGCGCCCTCGGCCGGCTCGGGCTGAGGCGCCGCCTGGGCCTGGTCGAAGAGGTCGCGCGCGGCCACCCGGCGCTCCCACTTGGCCCAGTCGCCCTCGCGCCAGCGGTCCATGTGCAGCCAATGGGCGGCGGCCAGCGCGTAGACGGCGCAATCCAGCGCTTCGTTGCGCCGGCCTGGAGGCTTGACCCACTCCAGACGCGGATGGCCGCGCACATACTTCGTCACCATGCGCTCGCTGGTGAGCTGTTCGAACACCTCGCCCGGCAGTTGCTTGGTGAGGTGCACGAAGCCAGGCCCGGGATGCTCGAGCCGCAGCCGGCCGTAGATCTCGGCCTTGCCAGTGTCGGCACCCACGGGCCACAGCTTCACGCCGCGCTTCACGCGCTGGCCGCGCCAGTTGACATCGACGTCGGTGGGCTTGCCGATGACGGCCTTGCCGGCCTGGCTCTGCCCCTTGACGGCCAGCACATTGGCATGGCCGTGCGACCTGACGTAGCTGTACACCGCCTGGGTGTGGTGGCCACCGGTGTCGATGGCCACCGCCAGCAGCGGAACGGGCCGGCCGCTGGCGCCGTGCAGCACGGGCGTCCGCCGGTACTCGGTGAGCATGGCCCAGGGCGAGCCGGTCTCGGTCTCGGGCATGGCCGGATCGCCGTACAGCACCGCGCGGTCGACCAGCTGCCGCTCGAGGCCGCGGCCCCAGGCCCACAAGTACACCTCGAGGCGATCGCCCTGCACGTCCAC